AGAACACCAATTCTGGTTATCCTTTCTTTTCATCTAAGTCAAGCGACAAGTGCAGAAAGGATACCATTAGATGGTTAGACAACATATTAGATAGTGGTACCTCGTTTAGGTTATTCAAAAACTCACTCATGTCTAACCCAGAGATAATATTTAACAGGTTCCAACCTACTCTTTCTGATGATCTAAATACTTTAGAATTCAAGATCAGACAAGTTTGGTGTGTTCCTCAGAGGATAGTTGCCTTAGAGCAGGTTTTCTTTGGTAATCTTTTAGATTATCATAAAACAAGACAGCAAAATAGATTAGACCCTGTTGTTACATCGGGCTTAACAAATAAACATATATCTGTTAAATGCGTAAAACGCTTACGGAATATGATGGGTCCTAGATCTACAAGCAATAGATGCATGTACTCTTTAGATTATTCTAAATTTGATAGTACAATACCAGACTTCGCGATAGATATTTTCTTTTCAATATGTCGCACACAAATCAACCTCGACAATAAGCACGATAAGATATACGACTTACTTCGTTTCTACACGAAAAGAAGTCCCTATATATATTGTGGCTCGTATGGATTCCAACAACGTGGAATAAGCTCTGGATCGCTGATCACAAGTACTTTTGATTCCTGGTGGAATCTTACCCTTTGGTATCTTGCGAGAGCTTCTTCACATTACTGTGGAGATAAAATTAATTCTATCGGTTACAAAGGGACCGATGTTCTTGATTGTTTATCTCATTCACGATTTCATTTAAGTGAATTTAGTGTTTTTCCGAGCATAGTCGTATGTGGTGATGATGTTTTAATCACCTGCTCTGAAGATATAATTAAATCACATAACCTAATATGTGATTATCTTGGTATGAAGTGTACTGTCTACAAAATTGCTAGAAAATTTGAAGACAGTATATTCTTTCTTGGACGATTTTGGGATATGTACAATCGCCCATATCAAACGGAGGAATATATTACGGCACATATCATTAGTAGAACGAAATGGTACAAGAAAGACGAAGTTGACTTTGATATTTCAAAAGACTTAGATGTCTTTAGAATATTATCCATTTGCTGTCCATTATATAATGGTCGTTCATATATTAATAAATATTTGAAGGATTACCAACCATTGACAGAATTTATGGAAGATAGGTCAAAATTGTATTACCATTTACTTAAAGATTGGCACAGTGAGAGTTATTCACTTATCCCTAAGGATAGATTGAGTGACTGGACTATATATT